AGAATCGCAAAGCAGCAGCCAAGATTCTTTCCCAAGCTTTATCCCGGTTGGAAGCCAATAACTCTATTCCTCATATACAGGAAATTAAGTCGAGACAGAGCTAATGAAAGCTATTAATGGAGTTGCGGCAATTGAATCTCTAGGATTCTCTGCACAAGAGCTAGCGTCAGCCGGTGCAACCCAATATCAATTACCTGACAATACAGTGCATATTGCGGAAATTGCTGCTAATAATGAGGAAATCTACACCTCCGCCCGAGACTCCCTTGATTTTCTAGCAGCTCTAGCTATGCCAGCAGTATTTAAATATCTGTTCCCTGCAATCTTTATATCTGTCTGGACTTGGCTCACCCAATACATCCATAAAACACGAGATTTCTCCCAGTTAGCTTTAGGACTACCTCGTGGTTTCGGTAAAACAATGGTAATTAAACTTTTTATTCTCTATACCATTCTATTTACCTCTCGCAAATTCATCTTAGTACTCTGTGAAACTACTTCGAAAGCTAAAAATATTCTTGCTGACGTAGTGGATATGCTAGATACCCCAAATATCCGCGCAGTTTTCGGTGATTGGCGAGTAGGTATTGAACAAGATACACAGGAGCTTAAAAAGTTCGGTTATCGAGGGCGTAATATTATACTTATGGGCGCCGGTGTAGAATCTGGCATCCGTGGTATTACACTTAAAAATGAACGTCCAGATTTAATGATCTTCGACGATATTCAATCTCGTATCTGTGCAGAATCTCAAATACAATCTGAGAATCTAGAGCGGGAAATGATTGGTACTGCCATGAAAGCTAAGTCTCCTCATGGCTGTCTGTTTATTTTCATTGCTAATATGTATCCTACTAAGTGGAGCTTACTCCGTCGCTTAAAATCGAATCCTAATTGGATTAAATTCATTGTAGGTGGAATCCTAGCAGATGGTACTTCACTCTGGGAAGAACTACAACCAATTGAACAACTTAAAAAAGAATTTCAGAATGATATTCTCTCAGGCCATCCAGAGATTTTCTATGCTGAGGTATTAAATGATGAAAATGCTTCTGCTAACTCACTAATAAATCTGGCAACACTTCCAGTATTGCCTTATTCTCCCGGAGATATCCACTGCGGTAATTTCATAATTATTGATCCTTCTGGAAAGAAACTTGGTTCTGATGATACTGCTATTGGCTACTGTGAAATCTACGATGGATACCCAGTATTACGGGAAGTAATCTCTGATAAACTATCTCCCGGTGAAACTATTCGAGCAGCTCTATCTCTTTGCTTTAAATTCGGCTGTTCACTTGTAGCTATAGAATCTGTAGCCTATCAAGCTTCCCTCTGCTATTGGTTTGAATTTATCTGTACGCAAATGAATATTGTAGGAATCCAAGCAGTAGAGGTATATCCGGGTGGAACCTCCAAGAACTCTCGGATTCTTACAATGTTTAAATCCTATTCTGCTGGAGAACTTTTCATAGCACCGGAAGCTAGAGCCGCCGCACACTCGGAAATTGCACAGTTCAATCCACTTAAAACTACCAATGTGGATAATATACTAGATTTGCTCCATTATATGCCTAAAGTAATTGCACAACACGGAGCTTATATTGTAGCGAATGCAACTATTCAAATGCAGGAATTTGCTGCTACAGAAGTTCCAGATTTTAACTCTCCATTCTAAGGAGTCAAAAATGGCTATTGATCTTAACTCAGTTATTGCAGGTTCTAATTCAGTGGAAGATTTGATGGGAGCATTGCAGCAGGAGTCGGCTGGAGCTAAACAAGCTTCCGCCCAACTCTCACAACTCTATGCTGCTGCGGAAGGAGTTGCTAACTCAGGCTCTTGGCTAAACAAACTTAAAGCTGCTATTACTCCTAGCTCCGCCGCAGGTAAAGTAATGTACCAAAAAGAATATACTGACTATGTTACTGAGACTCAATCTAATGGAGAAGAGCCAGTTTCTAGAGAAGAGTTCCTTAAAAAGATAGATGAACTTAAACACCTTAAGAAATCCTAAGTTCTGACTCTGCAATTCCCCAATCCTAGGAGTATCCAAATGGCTACGGTAAGTAATACCCCCACAATAGTACCTAAAGCAGCACAGCAAGGAATTCTTCAATTCCATCGTCAATGCTATTCACTTCTAAATCAACAATGGAATATACGAGAACAATTGCGCCAAGTTGACTTAGCTTATATGCGTGAGAAAGATCAGACTACTGAGAATCTCAGAGCTAAGATTGCTAATAAATACGGTGATGTTACCCGCATTCAGAATCTTACTATTCCAGTAGTTAAACCTATTATTGAAGCTGCGGTCACCTATCAAACCTCAGTGTTTCTTACTGGACTTCCAATCTTTGGGTGTATTGCTTCCCCAGAGTTTGAAGATCAAGCACTGCAATTTAATACTCTCCTCGAAGACCAAGCTATTAAAGGCCATTGGGTCTCGGAGATTATGAAGTTCTTCCGCGATGGATTTAAATATAATCTCGCCGCACTGGAAGTAGATTGGTGCAGAGAAGTTACTGCTTCCTTAGAAACCGATCTTTCCTATAGTGCTTCGCAGGCTAAGCCTAAAGAAGTAATTTGGGAAGGTAATCGTATTCGCCGCTGGGACCTTTATAATACTTTCTTTGATTCGAGAGTAATGCCTGTAGAAGTTCCTACTAAAGGAGAGTTTGTCGGTCGCTCTGAACTTTACTCTCGTATTGCTCTCAAAGCATTCATTGCTACTCTTCCAGATAAAATCATCCAGAATATTGTACCTGCCTTTGAGTCTGGTATGGGAGCTGCTGTCGGCGGGATGTCTACTGGCGGTATTGAATCTTTCTATATTCCAGCTCTCAACCCTGATGCACTAATCCAAAAGAATCCACGTGCAACTACTGACTGGATGGCATGGGCTGGAATGTCTGGTAATACTGGAACCATTCAATATAAAAACATGTATGAGGTAACTACTCTATATGCGCGAATTCTTCCTTCAGATTTCAATCTACATGTGCCTTCTGCTAACACTCCGCAAATCTGGAAGTTTATTATTGTCAACCACCAAGTTCTAATTTATGCGGAGCGCCAAACAAATGCTCACGGATTACTTCCAGTATTCTTTGCTCAACCTGCGGATGATGGCCTCAGCTATCAAACTAAGTCCCTTGCTAATGATGTTACTCCGATGCAAGATATCTCTAGTGCATTGGCTGCTAGTTGGCTCGCTTCTCGGAGACGTGCTATTAGTGACAGGGTTTTATATGATCCTAGCCGGGTGGCTTCAGAGCACATTAATTCTGCCAATCCTTCAGCTAAGATTCCAGTAAAGCCTGCTGCTTATGGTAAACCACTCTCTGAGGCTGTGTATCCATTCCCATTCCGGGATGATCAAGCACAAGTTGCTATGACTGAAATGCAACAGATGCAACAATTCGCTTATCAAATTGCTGGTTCTAATCAGGCTAAGCAAGGTCAATTTGTTAAGGGGAATAAAACTCTTCACGAATACAGTGATGTTATGAATCACTCCAATGGTAATGACCAAAAGACCTCGCTACTGCTGGAAGATCAAATATTTTCTCCGCTTAAAGAAGTTCTCAAAATTAATATTCTCCAATTCCAAGGTGGAGTCTCACTGTTTAACCGCGAGAAACAACAAGTAGTTCAGATTGATCCATTGCAACTGCGTAAAGCTATTCTTAACTTCAAAATTACTGATGGTCTGGCACCCGCAGACAAAGTAATGAATACCGAAACTACGCAGGTAGCTATGCAAGTAATTGGCTCTACTCCTCAGATTGGAGCTGGATATAACATTACTCCTATGTTTTCATATCTTATGAAAACTCAGGGAGCAGACCTTAAAGCTTTTGAGAAGTCTCCAGCTCAAGTCGCATATGAAGGTGCTATGGGCCAATGGTCTAAACTTGCGGAACTTGCAATTACTAAAAGTACTGAGTTTAAACAGCCGCAACCTACTCCGCAGCAATTTGGCTATGATCCAGCACAGCAAGGTTCTAGTGCAGCAGCCGCTCCGGCCCCGCAAGTCTCGCAGAAAATTAACAACATTACAAACAATATTGCTAACAACCAAGGATAACTAAAATGTCTACAATGGAAGTTAATAAATTCACTTCTTTTACTCTCTCAGAGCAGGAGCAGAAAATTGGCTCCGTATATAATTTGGCCCAGTTGCAGATCTTGCAAAATATGCTGAGTGAGGCAGCAGAAGTTAAACTTGCTCTAGTATTTGATCCACTCAATCCTATGGAGTATGGGATTCAAATAGCCTATAACTCTGCAAAAATAGATATACTTAGTTATCTCATTGAGAACTCTAGAGTAGTTGAGGAAGCAATGAGAGAAGAAATTAGTTTTCACCAGCAGCAAAACCAAGAGTAGTACTCAATCAGTAGTATCAATTCAATTTAGGAGAGTATCATGGGAATTATGGATATGTTTCACAATCTTACTGGTCAAGCACCTGCAGCAGCTCCAGTAATGCCGGGACAGTTGCAAACTGCAGGAGTACAAGTACAGCCGGGTAATATGTCTCCGGGCGGAGTTAATGCTGACGGCTCACCGAAACTTAATGCAGATGGAACTCCAGTAACTGCATCCCCACTAGATGCATTTAACGATCTGTGGAAACCTAGTACTGGCCAAACAGGAGATACAGCACTCTTTGCAAATGTTGATCCACAGAAACTTATGGAAGCAGCAAAGAAAACTAACTTCTCCTCGATGATTACTAAAGAGCAGAGTGCAGCAATTGCTGGTGGTGGCGAAGGCGCAGTAACTGCTTTTGCTCAAGCAATGAACTCTGTAGCACAAACTGTATTTGCACAGTCTGCTCTAGCTTCAACTAAGATTGTAGATCAAGCACTTGCAGAGCAGCAAAAGAGATTTAAAGAAATGTTGCCGAATCTAGTTAAGCAACACACGTTGTCTGATTCTCTCCGTACTGAAAACCCAATGTTTAACCACCCGTCTGTACAACCTCTAATTGGTGCGCTTGAAACTTCTCTTGCAACCAAACACCCAAATGCTACTGCTAGTGAACTCACTGCTTTAGCTAAGCAATATGTTGAAGGACTTGGACAAGTATTTAATCCTACAGTTGCACAGGCTGCGAATACCTCTGGTTCCAAATCTGAAGAAACTGATTGGTCGAAGTTTCTCGAATAACTTTTTAGGAGTAAATTAAAATGGCTGGTACTCGTGCTATGGTTCAAGATGCTGGGGGTCTCGTGCGTGTAGGTCGCGCTGGAGACAATCGTTTGGAACTTGTTATTCCGCAGATTATTGCGGCAGATGCTGTTGATACGCTGACTGTAGCTAAGATCGCAAATGGTCTTCTTGCTTACACTGGCTTCACGGCTGCCCGTAACTTGACTACGGATACAGCGGTTAATATTATTGCTGCTTTCCCTAATATGGATATCGGCGATAGTATTTCACTGCAAATTGGTATTAGTACTGCGTTTGCTGGTACTTTGGTTGCTGGTGCTGGTATTACGCTAAAGGGTAAAGCTGCTGTTCCTGCTTCAGGGGCTGCTACTCTGTTCTTTACTAAGACTGCTGCTACAACTATGGATTGTCTCTGTATCTAATACAGACATTTCACACGTAAATCTTTCAATTGATCTAAGGAGACTAAAATGTCTGTAGGCATCTTTACTACTTCCCAAATGACGACTGACTTGCCTAAGAAGTCGTTTGCAGGGATGATTACTCGGCTCATGCCGAACGGTACTGCACCTCTGTTTGGTATGACTTCTATGCTAAGCTCTGATACGGCAGTTCAATTCGAGCATGGCTTCTTCACCAAAACTATGGTGTTCCCGCAGTTCCAAGTTTCGGCCGCAGGTCAAACTGCTAATGACACTACTTTCACAGTTGGTAGTACTGCTCAGCTTATTCCGGGCCAGATTCACCGTGTAGATACGACTGGTGAGAATATCATTATTAACTCCGTGATTTCGGCTACGCAAGTTCAAGTTACTCGTGGTGTTG